GGGCCAAGATAATATCGGCCTTAATCCATCAACTGCACTGAAAGTCTGGAACATGATGCTCAATCGAAAAACACCAAAAAAGAAATAAGCTTGACTTTCTAAAAACACACTGAGGGGGACTGTATGCTCGTATGAGCATACTTCCCTCTACCCTATGCCCTACTATCAATAAACAGAGAAGTCGATTTCCGACGAACGGTACTTTACAATGACAAAAAAACCTGAAACAAAAAACGCAAGACCTCACGCAATAATCTTCACTAAACCTTCACTCACAAAAAAAAGTCTCCAAAATGAAACAAACATAAATGCAATCATGGCTCGCTATGAAACCACTGGCATAATCGACCACATTGCAAATAAAAATCCATCATATGGCGACTTTTCAAACCTTGATTCATATCAAGAAAGCCTTAATAAAATTACTCAGGCTCAGGAACAATTTCAATCCTACCCGGCCGCATTGCGAAAAATGTTCGACAATGACGCTTCGAAATTTCTAGAATTCTGTTCTAATCCTGAAAACCTTCCTCAAATGCGTGAGATGGGCTTAGCCGAACCTTTACCCGAAACCCCGGCTTCCCCCTCAGAATCATCCGAAAACGTCTCACAAACGCCTACAGGCGACGAGACACCCTAAAACCTTTCACCATGTACACTAAAAGTGGCCCCCTTGTGGGGCCATTTCTTTTCCCCTCTTGGCGATACCTGAAGCCAAACCACAGTTAGCTACTTGTTCCTAACTGTGCGGACTGACACCAAACACCATCAGTCCGAAACATTGCGCTTTTGACTTACCAATAAAAAACGCTACAATCTAATCTCAATCACAACAATTCACAGGAGCAAAATATGCGACGTCCTAAAAAAATAAAACGTTCTAAATCCCGGAAACTATTCACAAAAACGGCATCTGGAACACATCGCAAAAACATGCCACACACAGTAATGCGTGGCGGCATACGACTCTAACCAATGGGGTGCTTTACACCCCTACAGGCCTACCAATCACTGACTATGAAATCCAATGGTAAAAAAAGCATCGCTTTTAGTCCTAATGGCAACGATTTGCCTATCAAGTTGCCATGCGGTCAGTGTATCGGTTGCCGCTTATCCCGGTCGTCAGACTGGGCAAGCCGATGTATGCACGAATCAACACTCCATCAAGAAAATTCGTTCATCACTCTCACCTATAACGAGGAAAATCTTCCCTATGACGAATCCTTAACTAAACCTCACTTTCAGAAATTCATGAAACGGTTGCGTAAATCTCAACCGAATAAAAAACTCCGATACTACATGTGCGGAGAATACGGCGAAAAATACAAACGCCCTCACTATCATTTAATTCTGTTCGGTTATAAACCGACAGACCTCGAACCCTACGGTATCAATCACAAGGGAGAACCTTTATACACATCACCATCAATCGTAAAACTCTGGGGCAAGGGCTATGTAGACGTTGGCTCTGTAACTTACGAAAGTGCCGCTTATGTGGCACGCTATATCATGAAAAAACAAACGGGCCAAAAGGCCCATGAACACTATGAACACGTCACACGCTACGGCGAACTTATAAACCTCGAACCGGAATATACCGACATGTCTCGTCGGCCCGGTATCGCTCATGACTGGTTCCTAAAAAACCGTGATGAACTCTATTCAACAGATTCAATCGTTGTAAAACGAAACAACAAATACATCGAGCAGAAAATACCTCGATACTATGATTCCTTGGAATCAGAAATTAACCCTGAGAATATGGAACACATAAAAGAAAATCGTTTCTTTAAGGGATATTTCTCAGAACATAACGACCCGGCACGACTAGCTGCCAAACAAAAAATAACGGAACAAAAACTAACTAAACTCAAGAGGACTCTCTGACATGCTACTAAAAATATTCACCGTATATGATTCAAAAACCGAAGCTTATCTTTCACCCTTCTACATGCAATCCACCGGGCAAGCCTTACGCTCATTCGAGGACACTGTTAACGATGCGAACACTCAATTCCACAAACATGCGGCCGATTTCACATTATTCGAAATTGGCACTTTTGACGATTCCAACGCGCAATTCCAATTGCACGCGGCAAAAACTAATCTTGGTTCAGCTAATGAATACATCAAAGTACCAGGACAACCACCACAACTCGCAGTTGCAGGAGAATAAAAAATGAAATCAGTCATGTCTCACTCATTCAGCCAAGTACCACGCGCTGATATACAACGCTCGTCCTTTGACAGATCCCACGGCTACAAATGTACATTCAATGCAGGATTACTTATTCCGTTCTATATCGATGAAGCTTTACCCGGTGACACCTTCAACTTGAACGCATCTTTATTCGCACGTCTGGCGACACCACTAAAACCGATAATGGATAACATGTTCCTCGAGACATTTTTCTTTGCGGTTCCCAATCGCCTCGTCTGGGCCAACTGGCACAAATTTAACGGCGAACAAGATAATCCCGACTCATCAACTGACTTTGTTGTTCCGACACTAGTCGATTCACCTGCTATCAATGCGGAATACCAAACACTCAGCGATTACTTCGGAATCCCTCCCGGCGTCGATGGTATGGAAATTAATTGCCTACATCATCGCGCCTATAACCTTATCTGGAACGAATGGTTCCGCGACCAAAATCTACAGGACTCTCTAATCGTTCAAAACGGTGACGGCCCTGACGCACCTGACGGTGACAGATACCCACAACGCCGCGGCAAGCGGCATGACTATTTTACTTCAGCACTACCTTGGCCCCAAAAAGGCCCAGCTGTAGAAATACCTCTCGGTGGCTTTGCACCAGTAGTATCACAAGGTGACGGCATTCCTAATTTTCAATTCGATACAGCCGAAGTCGTTAACCTTGAAGTAAAAAATGCACAAGATGCTGTACATACAGACATCTCAAATACATCTGGTGTCGATTCACCTTTATCATGGGCTGACCCAAAACTACAGGCAGATTTAACATCTGCAACAGCCGCAACTATCAATCAACTTCGTGAATCATTCCAGATACAAAAACTATACGAACGTGACGCTCGTGGCGGCACACGTTATACAGAAATCATCAAATCTCATTTCGGTGTTACATCACCAGACGCACGTCTACAACGACCGGAATATCTCGGAGGCGGTAGCATTCCGATTAATGTAAATCCGGTCGCTCAAACATCTCAAAGCTTCGATACAGCAACCACACCCACGCCACAAGGTAATCTTGCGGCCGTTGGTACTGCCTCGGGTTCTGGACACGGCTTTACTAAATCCTTCACTGAACACTGTCTACTTATTGGCCTCGTCAATGTACGTGCAGACCTCACTTATCAACAAGGCGTTAATCGCATGTTCTCCCGTCAAACTCGTTGGGACTTCTACTGGCCCGCGCTTTCACATATCGGGGAACAGGAGGTTCTAAACAAAGAAATCTACGCTCAAGGAACAGCCGAAGACGAAGACGTATTCGGCTATCAAGAACGCTACGCTGAATATCGATACAAACCATCTTTGATTACTGGAAAATTCCGGTCATCAAACCCTCAAACTCTAGACATCTGGCATTTGTCACAAGACTTCGCAAATCTTCCAACGCTATCGGAACAATTTATTGAGGATAATCCGCCGATAGACAGAATCATTGCAACGCCGAATGAACCTCACTTCTTACTCGATGCTTACATCAGACTCAAGACGGCCCGGCCTATGCCAACCTACGCCGTACCCGGCCTGATAGATCATTTCTAATGCCTATTCCTATAGCAGCCGGAGTGCTCGGAGGGGCGGCCATTGGTGCCGTCTCTTCCGCGTGGGGGCAAAACAAAGCGAACCAAGCGAGCAAGGATATGGCTCGCGAACAAATGGCCTTTCAAGAACGGATGTCAAATACTGCTTATCAGCGGTCCGTGACCGATATGAAAAAAGCAGGGCTTAATCCGATGCTCGCCTATATGAAAGGCGGCGCATCTTCACCAGCGGGAGCGAATGCAAATATAAAATCAATTACCGAAGGTACTTCAAACTCAGCCCGAACTTCTATGCTCATGGCACAAGAACTCAAAAACCTACGGCTTACTGGCGACTTACTCGAGGAGCAAAAATTCAAAACAATTCAGGAGGCCTACCATACAAAATATCAAAACGTCATGCTTCAACCTCGTGTAACCGAGGCCAACTTTCTGCAGAAAATATATGACTCAGCAGGACAGTCTGCGGGCCAAGATAATATCGGCCTTAATCCATCAACTGCACTGAAAGTCTGGAACATGATGCTCAATCGAAAAACACCAAAAAAGAAATAAGCTTGACTTTC